AACGGTTAAAAATATTAAAATGAGTGTAGATAAAAAGATTTTACAAGAAATACAAAGAATTAAAAATATAAATAAATATATTATTAATGAACAAGAACCACCTTTAGATCCTGCTGCAGATCCTGCGGCACCTCCAGGTGGAGAAGAAGGACCTATTGGTGATTTACCACCACCGGCAGATGCAGGGGCACCAGCTCCTGGTGGAGACCCAGCGGGGACACCAACAGCAGGAACGGAAATACCTGAACCTGTAGACGTTGCAAGTGATCCTGACGTAGAAGAAGTAGGTGTTGAAGCAGAAGGTACTGAAGGAGAAGATACAGAGTCAGAAGAAATTGATATTACAGATTTAGTAACCACCCAACAAGAAATTAAAGATAAACAAGACGGGTTTATGGATGACATTATTTCTAAGTTAGATGACTTACAATCTAAAATACAAAGCATGGATCAAATTTTAAATAAAATAGAAAATTTAGAAAATAAATTTGATAGATATCGTGATAAAACACCTGAAGAAAAACTAATGTTAAGGTCTTTAGATTCCTATCCTTATAATCAAAAACTTACAGATTTTTTTGATGATAAAAAAGTTGATATGGAAAAAACAGGTAAAAACGAATATGTCTTAACATCAGACGAGGTTGAAAACTTTTCACCAGGAGAAATTAAAAAAACTTTTAATATATATGATGATGAAGATAATATGAATGAAAATTATCGTAGAAAGTTTAAAGGTCTTTTATAAAAATTAAGGTTCGGTTATCCGAACCTTTTTTATTTGACATTTATTAAAAATCACTTATAATTGTTGTAGATAAAAGAGTTAAAAATTAAAAACAAAATCTATGGCAAATTCAATTGACGCAGTACTTGCACAGTACGAAAAGAACTCAACACCGAGTTCACAAAAACAAAACATTTCACAAGAAGACAGAATGAAAAGATACTTTTCTGCGGTCCTTCAAAAGAATGAAAAATCAGCACAACGAAGAATTCGTATCCTACCTACAAAAGATGGTTCTTCACCATTCGTAGAAGTTTGGTATCACGAAATTCAAGTTAATGGACAATGGGTTAAGTTGTATGACCCTGAAAAAAACGACAACGAAAGATCACCACTAACGGAAGTTTATAATGAACTTATCGCTACAGGGAAAAAAGAAGATAAAGATTTAGCTTCTCAATACCGTTCACGTTTATTTTACATCGTAAAAGTTATTGATAGAGATAACGAACAAGACGGAGTTAAGTTTTGGAGATTCAAACACAACTACAAACAAGAAGGTGTATTAGATAAAATCTTACCTATTTGGAAAGCGAAAGGTGATTTAACTGATTCTGAAAAAGGACGTGATTTGATTATTGAATTAATCAAAGCAAAAACACCACAAGGAAAAGAATATACAGTTGTTCAAACTATTATGTATGATGATCCAGCACCTGTACACACAGATAAAGAAATCATGGACGGATGGTTGGTAGATGAACTTACTTGGAAAGATGTTTACTCTAAAAAACCTGTTGAGTATTTAGAAGCAGTTGCGGTCGGAGAAACACCAATGTGGAGTTCTGAACTTAAAAAATATGTTTACGGAGAAGAAGCTGAGATTTCACTTGGAGGGGGGACCGAATCTAAAACAGAAACACCAATTGTTGATCCACAAGCAAATGATGAACCATCTGAAGAATTACCTTTTTAATTTATAGATTATGAATAAGATATCAGAAAAAATGTATGAAGCTCTGACCTTGAGATATAGGTCAGAGATGGCCGAAGCCGAGGCAACACTATTAGTATATTTTAATAATCCTGTTGGTATTGGTGAACACCCACAACACTTAGAGGAGATGGATAAGTTTGTTGAAAAGATGACAAACGCTAAAGACAAATTAGAAATGTTAGAAACAGTTTACAAATACAACGTAAAAAGAGACGACAAGTTTGAAATAACTGAAGACATGTTAAAATTATTAAACGAACAAAAAGAAGAAAATAATGGCAATTAAAAAGAATGACTTCAGTTCATTGAAGAAAAAGTTTTCCACATCGGCAAAATATAAACCACAACGGTTTTTTGATCTTGGAGAACCTTTCTTAGATGCTGTTGGACTACCTGGCCCTGCTATGGGACATATCAATATGTTTTTAGGACATTCAGATACGGGTAAAACAACTGCCTTGGTGAAAACAGCTGTTGATGCACAAAAGAAAGGGGTACTTCCTGTTTTTATTATTACAGAACAGAAGTGGTCTTTTGAACATGCAAAACTTATGGGTTTTGAATGTGAGGAGGTTGTTGATACTGAAACAGGTGAATTAGAGTGGGACGGATTTTATATATTCAATAATAACTTTGATTATATAGAACAAATCACAGACTACATTAATGATTTGTTAGATGCACAAGAAAAGGGTGATTTAGATTATTCATTATGTATTATGTGGGATTCTGTTGGGTCTGTACCTTGTAAAATGACTTACGAAGGTAAAGGAGGTAAACAACACAACGCATCTGTATTGGCAGATAAGATTGGTATGGGTATTAACCAAAGAATATCAGGATCACGTAAATCGGATTCAAAATATGAGAACACTCTTATCATTGTTAATCAGCCATGGGTAGAATTACCTGACAATCCTTTTGGACAACCAAAAATTAAGGCAAAAGGTGGAGAAGCAATTTGGTTAAATTCATCTTTAGTATTTTTATTTGGAAACCAAAAAGGTGCTGGTACAACTAAGATTACCGCAACAAAAGACAAACGAACAGTTAAGTTCGCATCAAGACCAAAAGTGTCTGTTATGAAAAACCACATTAACGGACTTGGATTTGAAGACGGGAAGATTATAGTAACACCACACGGATTTTTACCAGGGAAAGAAGCGTCAGAAGAAAAGGCATCGATTGAACAATACAAAAAAGATCATGCCGAGTATTGGAAAGAAATAATTGGAGTTGATGGTGACTTTGATTTGAAAGCAGAAAAAGAAGAAGTGGAGTAAGAACCCTGTAATAATACAGAAATGGCAAAGACGTTATTGGTTGACGGAAACAACCTTTTAAAAATTGGATTTCACGGTGTTAAAGATTACTTTAACAAAGGTGAACACATTGGAGGTCTTTGGCACTTTCTAAACACATTACGTCGGTTCATAGACGAAGAAAACTTCAGTAAGGTAGTTGTATTTTGGGACGGAGAAACAAGTACTTCACAACGAAGACTAATCTACCCAAAATACAAACTTAACCGAAAGGCTCCCGAAAACGAATTAAAGGAAGAATCGTTTAACAAACAAAAACATAGAGTTAAGGAATACCTTGAAGAAATGTTTGTTAGGCAAGTTGAGTTTCCAAACTCTGAAGCCGATGATTTAATTGCGTACTATTGCCAAATATCTAAAGGAGAAGATAAAACCATTTTCAGTGGAGATAGAGACCTTACGCAACTTATCACTGATGATGTAACAATCTACTCACCTAACACAAAGAAGTACTATAAGAAAGGAGATAATATCAAATTACATGATATTGAAATACCACACTATAATATAAAAACATTTAAAATCCTATCGGGTGATAAATCAGATAATATTGATGGTATCTATTATTTTGGTGAGAAAACTTTTGTTAAATTATTTCCTGAGCTACTTGAAAAAGAAGTTTCATTTTCCGATATTTTAACAAGAGGTGAGGAACTACTAAAAGAACAAAAAGACAATACCGTTCTTAAAAATTTACTGACGGGTAAAACAAAAGAGGGTATTTTTGGTGACGAGTTTTTTATAATCAATGAAAAGATTGTAGATTTATCGGAACCACTTATTAGTGAAGAAGGAAAAGAATTAGTTGAATTATATTACTCTGAGTCATTGGATCCTGACGGACGAGGGTATAAGAATCTAATTCGGATGATGATGGATGATGGATTATTTAAATACCTACCAAAAAATGATGATTCGTGGGTATATTTTTTAAAACCATTTTTAAAGTTAACAAGAAAAGAAAAAACAAAGTTTA